TTAAAAGAAGAGTTATATTTACAGATAAACTAGATTTAAAGGGATAAAAAACAAAAAGAGCCAAAAGGGTGGCTCACTAAGGGATTTTATACCTTGGAAAAATATCGGCATAGTTTGGAGAAATCCGGCTATGCCGATTTTTTCTGTTCTTGGGGCAGTTCGACTGCTCCGATAAAGTTCCAATGAATGAGAATGGTCTGTTTTTTCGTTCTGGTACCCGGCACCTTCTCCGGCGTGAACACATCGATGCGCTCCACCAAGGCACGGATGATTTCCGCATCCAGTTCTTTGACCTCGGTGTACTTCTTGACCTGTGCGAGGAAGGAGTCGATGTTGAGCCGTTGGGTCTTTGCCTTGGCAAGGGTCTCACGGAGAACTATCACCTGTGCGGAGAGGTCTTTCTGCTCCTGTTCGTAGGTGGCGGTCATCTTGGCAAAACGCTCATCAGAGATTTTGCCATCGAGGTTATCCTCGTAGAGCCTTTGGATGATGCCGTCCAGTTTGGTGATACGCTGTGTGGCCTGTTCCAATTCCCGGCTGCATTCACGGAACTGCCGATTGAGGTCACGCTCATTTTTCTTGGTGAGCAGTTCCACAAATTCGGATTCCCGTTCACGCACAAAGGCAAGCATTCGGTTTATCTCCGTCAGCAAAATCTGCTCCACCTGCACATTGCGTATCTGGTGGGAGGTGCATTTTCCCTTCTGCTTGCGGTATGTGGCACATACAAAATGCTCCTGCTCGTGCGTCCACCCTCTGGCTCGGACTTGGTACAGTTTCGCACCGCAGTCGGCGCAGAACAGCATCCCGGACAAGACCGGCATTTCGCCCATCGGCGTGAGCCTGCGTCTGCCATTGCGGATATTCTGGACAATATCAAAGGTTTCTTGGTCAATAATGGCTTCGTGGGTGTTTTCAAAGATAATCCATTCGGACGGGTCGTTATTGACCTTTTTCTTTGATTTGTAGGATTTCTTCTGGGTCTTGAAATTGACCGTATGACCCAAGTATTCCATTTTCACCAGAATATCTGCCACCGTGCGCTGTTGCCAAGCGTAAATGTCCTCCGGCTCTCTCGCAGGAGTGTTGATGCCCATGCGATGGAGATGCACTGTGGGAACGGGAATCTGCCGCTGCGACAGCGCCTTGGCTATCTGGGAAGGCCCCTTTCCGGCTACGCACATTTTGAAGATGTCCCTAACCACATCGGCTGCGACCTCGTCCACTATCCAGTGATGCTTATCGTCCGGGTCTTTGAGGTAGCCATACGGAGGATTGGTACACAGCGGTTTGCCGGATTCACCCTTTGCCTTGAACACCGCACGGATTTTCTTACTGGTGTCCTTGGCGTACCATTCGTTGATGATATTAAGAAACGGAGTAAAATCGCTGTCCTGCTGATTGGCGCTGTCCACGCCGTTGTTGATGGCAATGAATCGAACATCTGCGCCGGGCAGCACCACCTCGGTGTAGTAACCTACCTTGAGGTAGTCTCTGCCCAGTCTGCTCATGTCCTTTACGATGACCGTACCGACCTTGCCCTCGTCCACAAGAGCCATAAGGCGCTGCCAATCCGGGCGGTCGAAATTGGTGCCGCTGTAGCCATCGTCAACAAAATACAAGGTGTTTCCGAGGCCATTGTCATCAGCGAATTTCTGGAGGATAGCCTTTTGATTCAGTATGGAATTGCTATCCCCTTGCAGTTCATCGTCACGGGACAAACGGCAGTACAGTGCCGTGATTTTATCCGTCGCAATAGTGGAGGACTGTCTATTTAATTGTTTCATGATATGCTCCTTTCCGACAGTCCTCAAGCGGGTACTATATATTCCCGTACTATTGCGGATAAGTCAAGGTTTATTTGCGGTCATAAGTGTGAATTTTATGATAACGGCACGGCCTACCGCACAGGCGCTTATGCAGCCGTAGGCGTAGCGGGCGTTTCCGTAGTTTCATTGTTCAGTATCATCCTTTTTACCTTATCATATAGGCGTTCTCTAGCTCGGTCACTTTCAACGGAGACTACGGTGAAAAGCGTATCACCGACCTGCATTTCTGTGACACGGCTCGGTTTCTTGTTGGTAATGCTGTTCACATTCATATCGTTCTCCTTTCCGACCCGGTAGGGCGGGTCTAATCTCTGTGCCTGTATCTTCGGACAACGGGCGTTGGGTCTTACGCACAAATTCGCATAAGTTTTTGAGGGAATAGCCCCTGCAGGATATTGCCCACAGGGGCCTCCCGGAAATTATGCAGTCATCTGCATGACCTTGATGGCTTCAGGGTGAATCAGCTTTCCGTCCAGAAGTTCAAAGGCAAGGTAGCCGATCTGGTCGGTTTCGAAGAAACGCTCACGGAGAGTGCGGATGGTCATACTGGTACGCTCCACAATCCAGTAATAGCTGAAATCACCAAAGGCGATAGGCTTGCTACCAGATTCAGCACCGGGCATATACTCGGAGATGTACACCTTCTTACCAAGAATGGTATCGTTTGCGTGATTCCAAAGAGGCTGACCGGCTGCATCGGTAAGGGAGCGGATAGCCAGAGCAGTTTCGCTGCTCATCATCCACACGCCATTTTTGCGGTATTCCGGCTTTGCGGAGAAGAACAGCTTGACCACATTTTCGAAGGAGATGGCATCAGCGGTCACACCGACCTCTGCGCCGCCGTCCTCTGCCAGAATGCCGGTAGGCATATCTTCACCGGTGCCATTGATGAAACCACGCTCCTCTGCGTGGGAGAAATCCTTGACCAGTCTGTCAGTGAAATAGGACTCAAAGATGTTGTGGTTATCATGCAGGAAGGATGCGTCAAGCTGCATAATGACAGCCAGCTTGTGGTCATTCAGCTTGTAGGTGCTGAAATCGTTGATGGCATCGTATGCGTTGATGGCACCGCCGGGGCCGACCCATTCAGCGGAATCGGTGTTGACCTTCGCAAGGATGGAAGAAGGGCCATTGGGAGCATAGTGGTAGGTTGCAAGCTGACGGAACAGGCTCTCGGCATTCAGCTTATCCTCGAACTTTTTGGAAGAGGTAGTGGGCATCACGTATGCGCCGGTAGTTTTTCTTCCGAGGTCGAGAAATTTTTTGTTGTCTTCCTTTCCCATGAGATAGTTCCAGAAGTGATTGTGGTACTCCGGCTGATTGACGGGAGTAAAAGTGTCGATAAAAGTACTCATTGTAAAATCCTCCTTAATTGTTGTTAGGTTCGATGGACAGGCCGATGGCGTTGCAGTAATCTGCGAGGTCGGCGCAGTCCGTGTCGAATTCGGTATTGGTGTCATCCTTGCGGATATAAGGCACCTTGCTGATGTCCAGAGAGATGTTCTCCGGGGAGAAGATGGTGACCTTCTCATGCTTTTTGAGCTGCTTTTCAAAGAACTCTTTGGTCAGATTCATAATAAAAACCTCCATAATGTTTGAATTAGGGTATATTACCCCTTTGAATATGCGATTTTGTGCGTGAGACCCCACGCCCGTTGCACGGGTGAAAAGCCACAGAGATTGTGACCGCCCCTCCCGGACGCAGGGTACGCACGGTGACTTAAATGACAGTGATGGGAACTGGCTTCTGGCGAAGGTGCTGCTTTGCACAGAAGGCAAGGAACTCATCGTAGTCCTTGAACACAAGGTCACGGTGTCCGCCGTAAAGACGGATGTGGTGCTGCTTGCTGAATGTGGCGGAAGTGCCGTCCTGCTTGTAAAGGGTGATGGAATCGTGCTTGCGGAAATGTTCCTGCAGGAACTCCTTTTTGACTTCGTTTGCCATAATGGTATCCTCCTTAAATCTTGTGACAGGCGTAGCACACATACAGGCCACGCTTGGTTTCGTTGATTGCTCCGCTGATACATTTCAACACTGCACCGCAGCGAGGGCAGCGGATATTGAAGTTGTCAGCGGAAGTGCTGTTTTGGCTGTAGAGCCGGAAGTGGTGAGGAACCATCTCCTCAAGCCACATCTTGCTCTGTGCCTTGACTGTGTTGCTGTTGGGTGCGGGTATCATTGCCACCTTCTCCGTGCCATCGGAATCACAGTCGATAAGCGGGTAATAACGGATTTCGGTCATGGCTTACACCGCCTTTCCGTCAGCGTCCAGAAAACGGCCTCTGCAATATGCCAGCGCCTCTGCCTTCGTACCGAAGAATACGGAGGAAAAGCCGTTCTGCACTTTCCAGAAATCCATCGTCTTGTGACGGGACACCGCCACGGGCATACCACGCTTGTTCTGGAAGATGACGTGGCAGTCATAGTCACGCTGGTCGAAATCCTTGGGACTGAAGTTGTTGATACCCGGCTTAATGCCGTAGAAGAATTTGTGTCGCATTTTTCTGCTCCTTTCGTTGATTTTGGTTATATGGGTCACAGGGTGCTACGCAATCATAGGCACCACCTCCTTTCCGCTTGGGGCAATGTGGCAAGTAATTATGGTTATTTTCAAAATTTTATTTCCTATAGAAAAAACCTATAATCATCTGCCACATTGCCCCAAGCCGTGTGATTTATGTCAGCGGCGGGATGTCGAACTCCGTGAAGAGACGATAGCCGATGAGTATTGTGGTTTTCTCGCCGCCGTACTTGGGGCGTTTTCGGACTACTTGGGCGAAAGCCTGCAGTCCCTGCTTGAAGTTTTTCATACTTTCCGGGTAGCAGCCGTTCTCTTGGCACCACCCCTTATAGCGGGCATATACCTTGGAGGTTGGCTCCTCGGCGGCAGCGTCCTCTACGAGGTTGTCCTCAAAGAACAGCACCATCTTGTCGCTATCGTGCTGATAGCGGTCTGTGGCTGCCTTCACCGACTGCGGCAGGTACAGACCTTCCTTCTGCAACAGGCGGTATCCTTCCAAAAGCCAGTTGAGGATGGCGCTCTGGACACCTTCCTCTGCAAAGCGGCGTTTCAGCGTGGTATCACGGGACTGCTCGTCAAAATGCCTGTCAAATGGGATAATGATGATGCGGTCACTGGAAAACAGCGTCATATCGTTGATGACCGGCAGGAAGTTGGTGTTCACATAGATTTTGAACTGCGGCTGAAAGTCAAAGCTGTTCTCGTGAAGGAAACGGGCATTGAGAGTATCGTTGCCGGTCATAGCCTTGACCTTGGCGGCATCAAGCACCATTCCTTTTCCCGGCTCCGGGATATTCACGAAGCGGACACCGGCCAGTCGAGCCACATCCTCACTGGGCTGTGAGCCGTTGGTGTAGCTTTTCATTGCAATGGTCTCCGGGCGTGAGGCACAGCCGTAATCACCAAGCACCTTGAGGACGCTTTCACAGAGAGTGCCTTTGCCGTTGCGTGTGGTCACTCCGTAGAGGATGGTCATGCATTCGTGGCGGGTATCTCCGGTAAGTCCGTAGCCGAGTATCTTCTGCAAGAACTTGGCTCTGTCGGCATCACCGCTCATGATTTCATCTATATAGGTAGCGAAACGCTCCGAATAGGCGGTAGGGTCATACACCACAGGACTGATTTTCGTGAGAAGGTCTGTGCTGCGGTGTTCGGTAAACTCCCCGGTGTCGATATGCAGAGTGCCATTCCTACAATTAAAAATGTAGATATCCGCATCAAAGCTGCCGTAGGAAATGGGATGATGCACCTGTGCGTCCTTGAGGATATTGACCCGGTTGGAATGATTCTGCCATCGGCTGGAATATTTGATGTAAGCCTTACGCTTATCCTCATCCTTGATTTCAAGGGCGAATGCATACATGAGGTTTGCCAGATCCATGCAGTAGAGCATCGCACGGAGGTTGCCTGTGTCCGGCTGCCAGATGCCGTTATCGTAGTAGAACCACACCTTGCGCTCCGGCACATAGCGGAGGCGGTCTTGGTAGAAGTCTGCGAAGATGCGTCCTGCGCCGATGTCGTTCCACGGATATTTCCTTCCGTCCATAGGGTCAAGTTCCTTGAGCCGTTCCAGACCGAAGTCCTCGGCAGCGGTGCAGGTGACGATAGGCTTGTAGTAATCGGTCATCCGAGCCACCGCCTTTCCGATGGAGATATTGCCGTAGGTGTCTGCGCCACGGAGGGTATCCCACTTTTCACGCATCAAGCCAGACTGACGGAACAGCCTGTCCATCTGTGCCTTGTCACCGCTGCACCAGAACGCCAGCGTTGCAACGAGGGCGGCATCCGCTTCGCTCTGGCTCGTGTACCCGGTGATGTCCCCGTCCCACAGCCTGCGGAACTTTTCTCCGTTCTTGGCGGCAGAGGCTTTTGCGATGACCTCCTCATCACTGAGGCAGCTTTCGTTGGGAACAGCCACAGCCGGTGTGGGCGGAGTGGGACGGCGCATATAGGTGTCGAGCAGCCAGAGGAGTGCCGCTGCCGTTTCTACCACATCAGCCTCCGTGATGGCGTTGCCGGTGACAGTGAGGAAACGATTGGTGTGGCCGGGGATGTATACCTCGACATCACCTTTCTTGATGTAATAGGTCTGGGTATCGTAGATGAAGCCGTTTGGTAGCAGACAGAAGATGCGGATACCCGTGCCGGAGGGACTGATTTCGATATAGGTTGCACCGAAGATGTCTACGATTTCCTGCGCCCACGGGAGCAGTTTGCCATCCACGATGCAGTGGTCGAGGTCGATGCCCACGATTCTGCCGTGGACACGGATGCCGATTCCCTCATAGCCTGTTGCGGATGCCGCAGTCTCAAAGGCTGTGAAGGTGGCAGGGATTTTTACATTGGCTTTGCGTTTTGTGCCCGGTGTGTAGGGCACCTTGGTTTTGTCACCGTCCCGCAGTTCGTACTGCCAACAGCAGAACTGGCCGTTGTCCTTGAGGAACTGCGGTATTTTTTCAAATTGAACTTGCACTGTGTGTGCCTCCTTTCGATGTTGTGTTGCCCCTTACAGTTGGCACTTGGTCAGCAAGGAGCCGTTTTGACGAAGGTTGAGGAAATTTCTTCTCTCACTACCCACTGGAGGTCAAATCCCAGTTTGGCCGAAAGTTTTAGAAATCTTCTTCCTACACTTGTCACCGGACATGAGAAGTGCATTTGGCCCCTAACTCTTGAAAATTTCTTCCCTCTACTCCTCTTTGGAGATGGGCGGTGCGTTTTGACGAAGGAAAATCATATTTTTATATGAAATTTCTGCCGCCCTCGTTTACATAGGAGAAATGTCAACCTCCACTACCCACTGGAGGCGTAATTGGCGTTTGAACAGAAAACCCGGAAATTTTCTCATCCTCCTGCCTATAAGCGAAAAATCTATCTGAATCGAACCCCCTTTCGCTCAAAAAGGAGCGGAAGTTGTTTTCCGTCCCCACTTGATAGCCACGGCAGAGGAGAAAATTTGAGGGTAAATGTGAAAAAAGAGCAAAAAAATAAGCCCTCCCACAGAAAAATTCTGTGAGAAGGCTGCTCGGTATTGAAAAGTTCACATTTGCGTGATATAATATTATTCAAAGTGATTAGAAACACGCACGGAGGTGTGATATGGCTGTCAGTTATAAAAGACTGTTCCATCTGCTGATCGAGAGGGACATGACTACCACCCAGCTTCAGCAGCAAGCCGGATTTTCATCCAATATCGTTCCCCGGATGAAACGAAACGGCTATGTATCCTTGGATACGATTGAAAACATCTGCCGAGCCTTAGACTGCGGCGTAGATGATATTCTGGAATTCCTGCCGGACATCGAGAAGGAGGAAACCACATGATTTATAATAATGTAAGAAGACACGAGGTGGCTCGTTTGAGAGAACATATCGGTACTTTACTGATGGTCTCCGAGCAAGGGGTCAAACCCTGCACCTCTGCAAATATTTTGACGGAGGTACATGGCAATGGCTAATAAACTTGAATTAACATGGTATGGAAAGGACGAGCCTATTCGCATCGAGCCTCGTCTGCTGATTGAGAATTCGGCGCTCTCCAACACCGCTGCCGACCCGGATACCGAGAATATGATTATTCACGGCAATAACCTGTTGGCACTGAAAGCTTTAGAGACCCGGCTTGCGGGTCAGGTGAAATGTAT